ACAAATCACCTATTGCCAATTTTATTTCACCTTTATTTAATTTATGTAAAAGGGTCACATCCAATACATCTCTACTATTTTCAAAAATGTCTGGATAACCTTGAAATCCTATTGCTGATATTCTATAGCCTACTCTATTGTAAGTTACGTTAAGTGTGTTTTTGTTTTTGTGGATATTAACCCCACCATTTAATACATAATTTGATTGTCCTTGTAATTGTCTTTTAATTCCTTTCACGTTTACTTCCGAATTCATCACCGAAGCGTTTGTATAAAAATCAAACCATTCAGTTACCTTTTTACGAAACTCTAATTCAACACCATAAAGATACGCGTTATCAGGGTTTGCGTAAGTTAATAATAAGTTAGATGGAACTGAACCATCTGCTACTACTTGTTCAATTGGTTTTATGAAGTTCTTACCAAATAGGGATACTGAAATATTCTCTCCTACTTTTGGATATAATTCCCATTTCAAATCTAAATTATATATGTCAGATTTTTCTAATTTAGGATTACCCAATAATTGTGCATTTCTTACAAAATCATAATAAGCAAAATTAGCTACTTCTCTAAACTCAGGTCTTGCTAATGTTTTACTTAATGAAAATCTATACTTTATTTTTTCTAAATTGTATGAAAGATTTAGAGATGGTAATACATCTAAATACTCTCTATTAACTTTAACTTTACTTCCACTAAAATCTGCAGTAGATACATCAAATAAATTATATTCGGTTCTAACACCTGTATTTAATTTCCATAAACCAAATTCTTTATCCCACATTACATACCCACTACCTAAATCAAAATCAGCAGTGTATTTGTCTGTATTGTTTGTTATCTCATCTAACATATCAGTTGAAAGATAACGGAATATTCTTGCATTAAATCCTCTAATCTTTTTTAAGTAGCCACCACCAATCTTAATATCACCAAATGATTTGTTAATGTTACCACTAAAAGAGTTTTCATCCATCACACTCCAAAAACGATATGTATCTCTCCACGCCGTAGTATATGGTTCGTTTACTCCTAATGATTTTGTAATTGGATTAACTCTATAATCAGGTTGTTCTCTTAAAATTAAATTATACCCTAAATTAAAATCCCATGTTTTAAGTTTACCATCGAATTGAGAATTAACTACAATATTATTTATGTGGTTAGATGAATTACTATGAACATTCTGAACATTATCATAGTTCTCACCATTTCTATTCATATAAGAATCATCCGTTTGATAGTTCACTAATGTTTTCCAACTATATCGGTTCTCACCTAAATAAGTTAAATTCAATAAACCATTTGCGGAAAATCTTTTTGTATACAATGTATCTCTATAATCGTATGCTAATTCGGTTGAGGATTGGTAATCGATTCTATCTATGTAATTTATTCCATATGTGTTTCTAAGGGTTGAACTGAATAGAGCGTTGAATTTATTTTTCTTTACACCAAATGATATCCCACCATTTAAGTTTGGAGATGATGTAACCCCATCTAGTATTGGATTATTAAATTGCTTTGTGTATAATCTTTTATCACCATTACTACTAACTCTATATCCGTATGTAGAGGGGAATGTGGAAGGGAATTCAGTAGCTTGAACTAACTTAAAATCCTTTAAAGTTGAAACTAAACCCCAACCACTTCCCAATGAGATATTAAAAAAGTTATCAGAAACTTCTTTTGTTGTAATCTGAACCAATCCACCACTCCAATCACCTGGCTGATTTGCCGATGCTGATTTAGCAACTATAATATTATCAATTAATGCTGTTGGAATTATATCAAATGAAAATGCTCTCCTATCAGGTTCGGTTGATGGTAGTAGGGTTTTGTTTAAGATAGCTGAATTGTATCTATCCGCCAATCCTCTTACTAATACAAACTTATCGTTTTGGATTGTTACACCACTTACTCTTTTAAGAGCATCACCAACATTTCTATCAGGTGTTTTTTTAATGAATTCTATGGATACTCCATCGGATACTACATTACTATTTCGGATTGTTCTAACTACTGCTACATCAGTTACTTTTTGATTTGCTGCTCTAACAACGACTTCTGATAATTGCTTTGTATCATCCAACAATATAATATCAAATGTAGTATCTGATATTAAGTTTATTTGTGTTGTATAGGTAGTATAACCAACATAAGATGCTTTGATTTTATATACACCTAATTTTAGATTGATTTTGTATTCAGCGTTTTCATTAGAAATTGTAGAAAACTTATTACCATTCACATCTTCAAATGTAATATGTGAAAAATATATTTTTTCGGTTTTGGATTTTGTTTCTCCACTTAATTGGGAGGTTTGAGAAAATGCTACAAATGGAAATAGTAACAAAATAAAAAAGAAACGGGCCATAAATTATTTAAGTTAGTTCCTCAATAATTATGCTCTCGCTTCTTTTAATAGGTTAATTCAATATTAACAAATTATTATCATATTACCACTTTCTACAAGACCAATAATTTGCTTTTGTTCTTGGTCCTGGTGAATCACAATTCATTCTTGCTCTAAATGATTTTCTAGCAGCAGGATTATCTTTCTTAATTACCATTCCCTTTTGGCCAAAGTTTACTTTAATAACTTTACCTGTCTTAGGATTCTTTACATACACTTTGAATTTCTTAACATCACCTTGCATTGGTTTGCCTAACTTAACTTCTCTACCTTTGTATTCTGCTTCATAAACACAATTACAATTTGCTTCTTTTAGTTCGGTTTTATATCCTTTTAAGTAATTTAAGAAATCCTCCTCATCATCATCCTCTACATCCAATTCATCGTACTCATCTGAATTATCGTATCCACATTTATGACAAGTATACGGGTCTTCTCCCCCATCTTCTAAATCCCAATCCCAACCACACTCTGCACATTTTATTGTATCAGTTTCTACACCTTCTTTAATGCTTCTTTTTTGTTGAATTATTTGTTGTATTTGTGAGAATATACTTTGTATATCTTTGTCTAATTGTTTTTCATCCGCACTCATTGGGGATTCTATATCCATATTAGAATATAGTTTTTTCTTTTTAGCAATTAAAACATCTACTTTTTTAATTAAATCGTGTCTTACCTTATCTAAATCTTTTATAATATCAGATGCAGTTGCTTCGTTTAATATTTTCTTTAACTTTATCATATTATTTTATTTTTCAAATACACCTTTTTTAATCATTCTGCCTAAAATTCTTGCACAAGCAATATCCAATGCTTTCTTTGTAGATGTTCCAATTGTTGATTGGTTAAATTTAACTTCATCAACAGTTGCATCTGAAAGGAGTGATAATTCTCTTGTTGTAACCGCTTCACCCAATCCACTTGCTGCTATAATTTCTCCTGTCTCTGCATTTGTAAATCTAACTTGTAAACCCAAACGAGTTACTACTTTATTCTTAACGCCATTACTTAAATTTACGGTCTCATCTTCGGATACTGAAAAATCATACACTTCAATTTCTACAAAATAATGTGCTAATCTAATCTTTCCTCTGCCATCTAACTTATCTTGTGAAATACCAGATTGAGAAGCTTGAAACTGCTTTACCATGCGGTTCTTAATTTCTGTCTTATCCTCCGTAAACGTAAACCTGTTAAGATTCTCCAAATATTCCATCGTGATATTAGCCACACCCAAACCCACTTTCTTTTCTTTGAGTTCAGGATACTGCTCATAAACTTCATCACCAATACCACATTTGAGAATCTGTATTGGGATTTGTTTACCTTCATAATCTAAGAATTGACTAATGTCTACTTTTGTTTCGAAACTTGCTTTGTAATTTTCTGTCTTTGTTGTTCCCACAGTTTGGGCAATGGCAACATTGCTTAGTAAAACACCAAGCAAGAATATTAATAATTGTTTCATATATTTTTTTTATGGATTCCATTTATTTAATGCACTTATATAATTACTTGTCATATGGTCTTTTGCTGTCTTACCAGTGAAAACTGCTTTAAGGTATTCACCTACTCTTTGCCAATCAACCATCCATTCTTTTATTTTACCCTCATCATCAATCCTTAATTCGGTATTAACATGATGATATCCAATATTTGGTGCACGAGTAACAACATCTAAATTATGAACTATTCTTAGGGATTCTATCGGTGATTTATCAAAGTTTTGTTTAAATATTTTATTTCCAACTCTTGGACTACCAATGGTACAGCATATAATTTTATTTGATTTGTAAATCGAATAAATCTCATATGCAGATAAGGTTGAAACTGCAGCACCCAAACTATGACCACACACAATAATATTATCTATTGAATGTTCTTGACCTAAGTTTTTAAGTGCAACATCTAACGCCTGATATGTTTTATCTTTAACTGCTTCCCACGATGATTTGAATCCAATATGAACTTTTTCACCTTCTTCAATGAAAGGAACTTTATCAATTGATGCATCATTTTGGAAATCCTTTTTAGATGAACTCCCTCTCCAAACAATATAAATTGATTTATCTTTTGTTGCAACGAATCCCTGAGTATCGGATTTTTTATCCTCAACCCATTTAACTAATTTTAAACCCAATGATTTAAAATCAATATCTTTTTGGTAAGAATAAACTTTTTCAGTTAAACCAACATTATATAATATTTCATCCTTTGTCATAGTATTTTTTATTTTATATTATGCACCGAATGCTTTAGTAAATCCTTCAGGACAAGTTTTTGTACATATCAAATCTGCAATAACAGGTGCAAATGCTGCTCCAATCGCAATACCAACTCCAGCCGGTGTTGCCCATAACTCTGCAGAATCTAAACTTTTACCTAAACAATTTGAAATTATATTTTTTAATAGCGTGTGGTCAATACTATCACTAACGTATGGTATTGCTAAAAATCCTTCTGTTATAATTTCACTCATCGCCATTACTACCACCACTTTAGCTGCCTTATCCGCAACATAAAGAATTGGTTGTGCCATAAGCGATAGAGTGGTTGATGTTGCAGCTCCCGCTGGTTGTTCTGGCGCAAATGCTGCCACACACCCCAACCCAATTGCTGCGGTTACTCCTATATTACAAGCATTTTTATCGGCCCATTGATATGCATCAATTACCCCTTCTTTTACTTCTTCGTAACCTTCTTTGATTACAGACTCTATTTCATTTCCAATATTAATGAGTACCGGTACTACTTCTTCTTCCCACTCTCTACCAGTTACATCTTCAATTCTATGATTTATTTCAGGATGGTCGTGTATGTACCTTATTGCTTTATCGGTAAGTCCCCATGATTCACATGTTGAACAAGGGCCGTCACCACCAAATCCATACCATCTTACATTGTTATCTCCGCAATCTGAGCGATGATAAACTATTCCGTCTCCGTTTCTGTCTGCCATAATTTTTTTCTTTTTTGTTTATTTTATATAAATATAAAAAAAGGGAGAAATCATCTCCCTTTTAAATTTATCCCAATTCTTCTTCCTTTGGTTCTTCTTTTTTATTAAAGATTTTACCCACTTCAGCGATACCAAAAGCACCTAATGTTATGTACATAAATGAATTGTAAATAAATTCATTTACAAGTAATTCTTTTCCTAAATAACCAGTTACCAAATCAGTAACTGCAAATGCAGTCATTACAATAAATGATGCAAACCCTACGATTGTTTTCTCATTCAAATCATTTGAATCTTTGAAAATATCAGTAAATTTAGCCATAGTCTTTTTTCCTTTTTTTTAATTATGAAACTATGTAACCTTTATTTTATCCTACTTGTTCGGCATCTTCATCTCTGATTTTGCCACATTTTAAACATTCTTCTTCACCATCACCATCCAAATCTCCCCATACGTGCTCACATTGTCTATGTGCAAAGTACATATCGATTTTACCATCACCATCAAAATCTATACCATCCATTGTACCATCACCATCTTCATCCACTTCAATACCTGTTCTTGGTTTTGTGGTTGGTACTTGTTCAAATGTATCGTTTACCTTTTCTATTTTTGAGTTTTCAATAGCGGTTTGAAACGCCTCTGGTATGATTGGTGTGTTGTTTGGTGGAGTTACCGGCATATCAGCAGTGTTGCTCATTGCCGTACCATCTTCCTCATCCATCTTTTGAACTAACATCTTATCCTTATCCGTATCACTAAACCAATAGTCAATGATTTTACCATAAGAACCAATGAAAGCTCCTAATAATAAAAGTAAAAGTTCTTTCCACTCACCTTCTATTGCTGATTTATTTAATATGGCGAAGAACATTCCACCTATAATAAACATAAATCCACCCAATACCAATGCGGTGATGTACCATCTTCTGGCCATCATATTACTTAATAAATCTTTAAAACCACTTGGGGGTTGATTATTTTCTGACATTTTACTTATTCTCTTTTTTTAAGTTACGGCCTATGTGGCCATTTCCAACCTTTTTTTCTACTTCTTATTACTAAATAACTGCTACCTCCAATAAAAGATGTTAAAAACATCAATGGAGAATTAAATACAAACATAGCTATCGTACACAATACAATTACCACTATAAAACTTAACCCCTGTTCCATATTACCACTTAGGTGCTTCTTCTTTAAATTCATCACCTTCTTTTTTCTTTGGTTTTGGTGCCGGTGCTGGTTTAGCACTACCATCTCCACCCTTATTGATGATTATAGTTTTAGTACCGCCTGATACTTGTTGAGGTGCTGCTTGATTGATGTTGATTACTGGTGCTGATTGTTGAACCGGTGCTTCATCTTTTTCACCCGTAATAATTTTTGTGACATACGCCGCAATACCTAATGATATTGTACTTACAACTGTGATTAGAATACCTTTAAAAGATTTTCCCGTTGATTCCTCTTGTTCTTCTGCCATTGTTAATTCTCCTATTTATAGTTTGTTAAAATCCGTTATTCCTAATTGGTTACCCTTTGCATCAAATAATCCTACTCTATATGCAGATGATGGTAAAGCAGTTGTATATACTTTTAGTATATTATCACCAACTTTTACATCACTTGTTGATTTAGATACTACTCTATTAGCAATATCAAAAATCTTTATAGTTACAGTTTGTGCTACATCACTTTTTACATTCATAGATACTTCCGATGTTACGAATGGTGATTGTAATTTAATACCAACCGCATTAGCTATTTTTAAATTATCAGTAGCCTCAGGTCTGATTGGTTCTATAATATCATCTTTATAACAACCGGTTAATAATACTGATAATGCAATTATTGAAATTAATTTTTTCATATGGTTTCCCTTATTTGGTTATTATTGTTGTTTTACCTATTTCTTTTTTAGTAACATCTTCTAATAACAAATATAAATATTGAGATTGTATTGAATTCGTATAAATCTTCTTTATATTTTCACCACTTTGACCGGCGAATCGTTCCCTACTTACAACTTGTCCACTTTCTTTATCAATTAAAGTTAAAGTATATACCCCAGTTGATGGTAAATCAAAGTAAATAGATTGTCCGTTTACTACTCTACTTTCCTTTACACCAAATATCTTTTCAATAGGTATAATTGGGGTTGGTAGTTCTGGTTTGGTACACCCTACTAATAAAATTACAAATATAAATAATATCTTTTTCATCAAAATTGAAAGTTTGTTCCTATCATAAATAGGATTGGGTTACTCTTTTTATATCCAACTGACTCACTTAATTTATCCCAAGTTGTGTTATATCTGATATTAGTGTTTAATATAAATCTTTTGGTTATTTTCCAATCCATAGATGTACCATAATATAAATCCAAATTGAAATCATCTACATATGCTAAATCCGATGCAGTACCATCTTTGAATACCTTGTAGATATCACTCATTGCGAATATTTGTGGTGAGATGTTTACTCTTTTTGTTTTCAATGTATATGTGTACATCACCATACCCCTATAACTTATTTCACTTGATGCCGGCACCATTGGATATATTAAATCTTTAAAATCACCATTTGCATCTACTATATATTTTCCTTCCCACTCACCCTGATAAGTTCCCCAAAATGATTTTGAAGCAATTAAACTATATCCAAATGTCCCAAATTTTTTAGTTCTGAATACATCGATGAATGATAGTGTAATATCTTTTTGAAAATCAAAATCGGTTGAATAGAATGATTGTAATGTAGTAGTTCTTTTTTCAGTATTTTTACTTAAACCATACCCCACACCATAATAGTTCCATATAGGATTTATTGATGCTGCGAATGTATGTCCCCACTGCCCATTCATAGATGATTTATTATAACCCAAATTAAGAGTTGTTGATATCTGCTTTCCAATTATACCAACTGATAAGTTTGAAGATGAAAGTACATCTTTTGAAAAATTAACATAGGATTGTAATATACCCACATCGTTCCAATCATCACTTTCTCCAAATAGTTCCTTTGGTGATAGTTGTAATGTATCAGGTTTTTGTATTTGTGCATTTGATACAAATCCAATTAAAACTAATGATATGATTAATAATAGTTTTTTCATTAGTTTACTTTCACTTTTAATTGTGTTCCATTTTTGTTAACGGCATCGGTTGTTGATATTGAAGTCAATCCCAATACTCCACCCAATTCAATTTTTGGTACAAATGTTATTTTATATTCTGTTGTTTTATCTAATAGACTTGACCCATCAGTTATTAATGAACCCAATGTAATATAATTACCTCTATCACTTCCAAAATTGATTGGGTTTCCCTTAGTTGTAAACTCCACCTTCTCAAAACTTAACGAGGTATTATCATAGTTTAATTGAAATTGAGTTCCCACCAATTCATGTTGTAATGGGTCTAAGGATATAGTAACTATAACTTTATTACCTACATTTTCTCCCATAATTAAAGCGTTTACTTCATTTGAAACTGAATTAGTACTCAAACTCATAGTTCTAATAGAATTATTAGCAACACCACTTGCACTTTGTTGTGCGGAATGTGATAGGTTTACATCACCTTTCCAAGTAACATTTACATTGTATGTATTATTAAGTGTGCCTGTGTTTAAACTAAACGGAAATAAACTTCTTGTTGAATTGAATTTGGTATTCCAATTGGATTTACTAATCCCATCATAATCTGATTTACTATAAAGTTTCATCAGATATGTCAATGCTGAATATTCTGTAAGAGGTTGAACTCCTGTCAAATGTTGTAATAATTTGTATGTATCTCCTTCATTGAATATACCATTACCATCTACATCCGCGTTCAAAAATTGAATACCTGATGTGAATTCATTTCCACTTTCATTTCCAAATATCCCACCATTTGATAATTCTTTGAATGCAATAAACACATCCGATACGGTCACAACACTATTGTATAAAGTGTTTAAATCCGTTTGATTGGTATATGTTAATTCAATCCCATGTTGTTTATAACTTTGAATTGGTGAGAAAGTAAATTCAGCTCTCGTTCCATACCAACCATCTTGTAATCTTAATTGAGCTTGAAATGTAGACGAAGTTATTTTGGTTGTCAAATTACCTGGCATTACATATGTTTTCCACCAACCACTTACACTATTAACAGTAACAGGTCCATCGTATATATCAAATAATTTAATTGATGTTATATCATTTGGAGATACTCCCGTTCCATCAAATTCTCTTTCATCTATTAACAATTGATGTCCACCTAAATTTGCATCATATGGATTTATTATTGCCCATTCAACTTGTCCGGCGGATGTTGTTGCTTTAGTACCAACCCCACTTACCTTTGCGGTATCCAAATCATTTGTAATATCAACCTTACCTAATCCACTTATTGCTCTTGATGTATTGGTTGTTGTACTCCATAGATTATTTACATATCTATTTGCTTTTGTTGAAAATTTAGTTTCATCCACATTACCACCAAAGTCAAAATTAAATTTAGCAGTTAGGACTTCACCATTTGAATGGGATACACTATTGGTGTAAAACTCCGTAAATGTGGCATCATCAGGATTAGACCAAGTTCCGTATTCGATAATATATGGGTTACTCCAATTGTTTGATAAATCATTCCAAGTTGATTGTCCATTCCAATTGGTTACTGCATAATCCTCACTATGATTATATCCGTTAGGTTCACCACCTGCCCAGTTGTTATACACACCGGCAATGTTTCCTGCAGTTGGTCCGTTTGATGTTTTCATTACCGTCCCCTTTTCAGGACCCGCATCAATTACCCATCTACCATCCACTACTTCATCTGTTGCTGCAAACCATATATTGGCTTGTGGTACATTGGCAAATATAAAAGCATTTTCTGATGCTGATGTTATTGTTACTAAATAACCGGTCTGTCCTTTGAATGTTGTTAGTAATGATGCTGCTCTAGCACCAGTATAAGTTGTACCTGCCGTTACGGGTTTATAAAAATGACCATTTACACCATTATAATAAAATCCTGTTGGATTAATTGTTGCAGCAACCGATAATTTTACATTACCAACTACCGAACCTGTGTTTATTTTTAGAGAAGCTAATGCAGTATTGATACTTGTCATTGTACCCGTTATTACTAAACGAGTTTTATTACCACTTAAAGTAAATCCACTTGCTGCAGTTAGACCCGTTGTTGTATTTAATACAAATGTTGTACCTGTTGGGAATTCTACTAAACTGATTGATGCTAATAGAGTTGCCGTAGAACTGAATCCACTTAATATAAACCCACTTGCATCTTGTGCAGTTGTAGATTGTAAAAAAGATTTAGAGTCCGGAGCAGATACACTCTGTCCGAACCCTAAAAATGAAATAAATAATAATAAAATTGTAACTAATTGTTTCATATTATTCAACTATTAAGTTTATTTTTTTACCACTTGCATCTACTGCATCTGATAATACAAAATAAAATAATCCCGCTGTATTTGTTAATTGTGTCTTAGGTGTAAATATTAATTTATATGGAGTACCTATTTTAATTCTTGCAGTTTTCAATTGGTCCATTGAACCAAATGTTAATCTACCATTCTCATGTGTAGAAAAGTTGGTAATAGTTGAACCTGCATCGAATATTACATTATCCAAAGTTAATTTAGATTCATCATAATTCATAATCACTTCTAATCCAGCTAATCCTTCTTTTGTTAAATTAGTTGTTAGTACCACCTTACCACCTTCCAATGTAGAGGATACGCTTAATTTAGCGTTTTCCAATACCGGTGGAGTATATGCCATTGATTTTATTGACATTGACTTGTTAACTCCAACTTCACCATTAATTGAATTTGCGTAGTTACCAGTTGCTATTCTACTTGCAATTTCAGTTAGAGAAGATGAGTGAGAGAAATCTAAATCACCATTCCAAGCAAAAACCATATCTACTGCTTGAGTTGCTGATGTTACTGAAGTTACATATTTGGGTGTACCATCTAACCATCCTTGATTTAATAATGAACTACCATAACGAAGTGTTGTTGCAGTAGATGATGGGATGTATGCCTTTGTACTCATATCAATACCCATTATATGTGAAAATAAATAATATGCATCGGTCTCATTATAAACACTCGTTCCTGCTCCATCATCTTTAGATACATTTGCCATTAATTTTTCTTGATTATATTGGAAAAAGTTTTTTGTACCATTAATATCAGTTTGGGCAATACCTAAAAATACTTTATACGCATCAGACACTGTTATAATATTATTCATCCACGTTTTACCATTTGGTGGACTCACCATTAATCCAATTGTATCTCCCACTTTAACTTCGGTTGTAAATGTTGCTTCACCACTTGCATCTAATTGTTTAAATGCTAATGGGGGTTTAGTCCAATCAACATCAGTTTTAGTTGCGTTTAATTGTAATAATGAAATTCCGTGGTCTGCAATAGTATAACCCGTTGGAAACAATACTCTCACTTTAAATGAAGAAGTACCACCTTTTACTGACCCTAATGATATTGTACCGGGATTTGTGGTTATTGGAGTAATACTTGCACTTGTGGCATCGATTGAATACGCTAAATCTAATTTATGAATATTTGTATAATCAACTAAATCTTTGATTACATATTTTTGAGTTGCAATATCTCCGTTGATTGCTGCATCGGTTCTTTGTACTGTTAATTGTCCTGCATTCCAATCTGCATTAGCCACATAACCCCACGGAGTTGCTAAATATTGTGCATATAAACTTGTAGAGGTAATACTATTTGCAGTACTTGCTGTAAATTTGTATCCTGTCCAACCTGTGTAAAATGTTTGTACTGATGAACCTTGTGAGAATATAGTAGAAACATATGATAATGCTTTATTATTGAATTGATATCTTAACCAAAAATAACGAGGGGTAGTTGTACCTTTATCAATTGTATATTTTACCGAAAGAGTATCACCAACTTTTAAGTTTGAAGTGGGTGAAAACGATTGGTTAATTGTCAATTGTGCGTTAGACGTAAATGCGATAGTGGATAGTATTAATATCCCTAAAAATGTTAATAGTTTTTTCATTGCTGTTGTTTCTCAATTTGTTTTACTAATGATTCACATGCTTTTTTAATAGCATTACTTAAACTCTGTTGATTGAATTTACCACCCTCATCAACTATTAGTGTAGACATTGAGACTTCAGATGAACCCGCTTCTACTACAATATCTTTTCCTTTTTTACCTTCTTTGAAAAGATTTGCTTTTAAGCGAACGACAACTTCATCTTCATTTTTATGAAATACTGAAATGTTTGTTTTAGTTGATAAAACATCTAAATAAACAATTTCAACTTTTAATCTATATTTGGCATCAGCTGATAACCCATATCCCTTTTCTTGCAAAAACTCTTCTAAGATATTTTTTACACCAAAAGCAAGATTACGATTTCCTGCCAACTTACCAATTTTAACTTGATTTTCTACTGATTCGACAAATATATGGTCTTCTGCATCATACCATATATTAACTGGGTCATTTTTGAATGTACCATCGATTCGCCACTCAATCCAATTAACAACATCTCTTTGTAGTTCCTCTTTGCCAGAAAACTCTAAATAAACAAAAAATAATTGGAAGCATATTGCGAATGCAATCCATAACCCTACCAACGAAAGAAGAGCTGTGACTGCTTTTTCTTTTAAATTATCTACATTAATGTGTAAACTTTTAATTACCTGTTTCATATAATACCTTTTTTTTAATTGAAAACTAAAACTAAAAAAAATAACCTATTTATGAAACGTGTTGTTGCTAATAAGTATTATTCAAAAACAAAAAACCTCATTGTTAAATGAGGTCTTGTAATTCTTGATTAAAATTTTCTTCGGATATCTTTTTAAATTCATCTCGTTTATCAAAAGCACTGAGATGATTTAATAAATGAGAATTGTTTCGGTATTTATAATTTTCACAAATTACTAAATTTTTTATTTTAAATTGATAGATTTCCATATCAGTAGTTGTCATCAGTTTTTCTGCAGCCCACATTATAAATGTATCTTCAAATCCATAATGACTAAATGTTTCCGGTATTCCAATTCTTCGTAATAATTGACCAGATAAACAAGTAAACCAACCTCCATTAAATTTATATTTTGGTTGATTATCTATTACATTATTAACTATTTCTATTGTAACCTCTCCTTTAACTCCACAATCTATATATGGATTATTTGTAAGATGATAATCCAATGGTTTAGTTAAATACTTTTCATTAACTAAACAATCCCATGTAGTATCACCAACTCTAACAATCTCCGGTGTTATAATAGTATAAGGATATACATCATTAATTGCTATTAGAGTTTCCTCCATATAAGATAAAGTCTTTTCATCAAATACGATATCAGTATCTAACCAAATATAATAATCTGCAGTTTCTTGAGTTTCTAATGTATGTTTTCTATGAGATACACATCCTTTTATATCTTCAGATGCGGTGAAGTATTTTGCACACCAATCACTATGTGCTGATAACTTTAATAATTTATCAATAAAATAACTTTTTGGTAACGCAGAACGTTTCCAATCAACCATATCATTTGCAATACACATACTCACATCTAACACCCATTCGTGTTTTCCACTTAGGTGTTTTGATGCACGTCTTAACTGAGTTAGTAGGGTTTCTAAATCATCAATTTCATGTGGTAAAGTAAATATTGATATTACTATCCTCATTTGTTATTTAATATATTTTGTAAACCGATATAAAATAATTCTTCGTTATACTTTTTATACTCCTCACGTTTATCTATAAATTGTATTTGGTCTTTATAAGTGGTGATTCTATCGTAATAATTTTCACACACAACTGTATTTTTTAATTTGAATTGTTTTATGGTAGGGTCTTGCAATATATTTGCACCCCACATTAAGTAAGTATCATCTAACCCATAGTGTCCGTAGTTTTCTGGAAATGGTATAACCTTCATTAATTCTTTTGATATCAATGCGAACCACCCACCACCAAATTTCATATATGGTTGGTGATGAACATTATTATGTACCTCCTCTAAGTGTGGGTCTCCATAAATAGTGGCATCAATATGTGGATTGTTAGTTGCCTGATATCCTATTGGTTTATTTATAAATCTTTCATTTACTAAACAATCCCATGTGGAATCCCATTGCCTGACTATTTCTGGGATAGATACAAATTTAGGGAATCCTGCATATTCAATTACATCTATTGAATTGATTGAATGTGCTAGGGTTTGTGGGTCAAAGATTATATCAGTATCTAACCACAAATAATAGTTTGAATCAGAATACGATGCTAATCTTCGCATTGAGGTACATCCGTTTATAGTAGTTGTAGTTTCAAATACCACATTTCCTGCCCAATCCGTTAATGGTTTCAATCCTAAAAACTTTTCTGTGCATTCTTCTTTGGTAACACTACTTTTACCCCAATCAATTATTTCATCAGAGATACACATAACAATATTAAATTTAATATTATCACATTGTTCTTTTGTTAGATAATCCTTTCCAATATGTAATCGATTTAATGATTTTTCTAAATCCTCAATATCGATGGGTGATATCCAAATTACAATTTCTATCATACTAATTCTGCAACTTTTGCCATTCTACCAAATACACATAATGTATTTTGTCCAACCAATGGTAAGTTATCAGTTAACATAACCAATTGGTCTTTATCTATTATATATTTGTATTCATCTTTTATCTGAACTGATTCGCCTTTACTCTTTTTATTTTTAATATAATTGATAAAGGTATTGGGGTTACTTCCCCATGTGATATTGCCAATTCTAATAATATTATAATTTTCAAAATTAGATTTGATAAGTATTTCCATTCTTAGTTTGTGTTGTAAGTATTTGTTACTACTCACCTTTTCAATATCATCAACTGAAATGGAACTAAAATAGAATAAACACTTTGTTCTATCTTGTTTATCTAACAATTCTATTTCACGCATAAATTCAGATTCTCTTGTTTCATTACTATTAGAAACACCAGATACAAAGAATGTTGCCCCTTCTCTATCATTTAAGACAGATGCTATATCCCCCCTACCTACAATCATTATTGGTATTTTTTTGTTATAATTTTATTCCACTCTGGAATTCTATCGTATTGATGTACCATTGCAAATGGAATACCTGTACTTGTTTTTACAATATCACCATCCATAATAGGTGATGGTTCTAATAAGTTCTCGCCATATTGTCTAACCATTCGTTGGTCAACCGTCGTTCCACATTGTGCAGCCCAACCCTCTTCAGAATTAGTAAACCTAGTCAATTCTTTATATGGAGAAAATGATAATGCTACATTTACTGCTGCTTGGTCAGGTGTTGCCGATGGACTCCCTTGACACATTAAATACACATTTAAAAATAATTCAGACATTGTTTTCCAATCACCTGATATTGTTCCTGCATTTACTGTTATGTTTTCTTTACATCTATCATAAACCACTTCACCAAAACTTTCAATCATATTACCTCTACCCCACACCTCATCTTTATATTTAACACTTTCTCTACCTGCATTAATTTTATAATCACCTAAGTTTTTTTCTAACCACTCCGATGGGTTATATTGAAATACTACGTCTTTAGGGTCTAATGCTAACACATATCTCAACCCTTCAGGTGTTTCTTCTGCCAATTGATTTAACGCAAGATAATAATGTAGATGTCTATCGACGGTTACTATAAAATTATCTCTATAAGTGTATCGTTGATTTATTTCATCTCTATTAAATCCAATAACATTCCATCCTCTTTTTTTCAATTCATAGACCGTTGAAAATGGTACATTGTAAACTATCATTACTTTATGACCATTGAACCCACTTCTATCAATTGAGTTTACAAATAGTTTAATATTTTCAAATGTATAATTTGTAATACACCCAATAACTACATCTTTCATATTATCTAATTTATGTAAATCTTTATACCCGTGATAAATTGCATGGTCTATATTATCATAATATCCTGGTTCTGCTAGTTCCTTCCATTTTTCATATTTAACATTGTTGTTTCTAAAAATATGTTCCAATAATAAATCACCCGCCCAAGCGGTATTTGGTATTGTTTTAATAGTTGTTGGTATATCGGTATTTTTTATAGAATTTAAAAGTACTTCTCTTTTAATTATTGAACCACCGCCAGTTCTAAAAAATTCTCGATTCGTTCCACATTCTACTTTTGGAAATTCTAATGCTTTTCTTTTAACAATCACATCATCTTCTAATAATAGTATCCAATCGGCATTTGTATTCTCACATGTATTTTTAAGTCGTTCAGTCCATTCAATCATTTTTGGTAAATTAATATCATTAGAATCGTTTCTATTCATATATCCCATTACCCCGTCCCTTACTATGAAAAAACAATTATAATCATTTGCAATACTTTTGTATTTTTCAATATCGTCTCTATTTGAATCAAAATAAATAAATACATCAGAATCTTCATAATGTTTTCTTAAATTTTTTAAAACATTTTTATATGATTCAAAATAAAGATATGGGTTATATGTAAATGCTATTGTATTTTTCATAATTTTATTTATAACACACTTATATTTTCTACTGATATAACTGGTAATTTTAGGGTTTCCAAAATGTTTTTTCTTTCTGAGAAAGAATCATCTATAAAAATAGAATTTATTGGATTGATATAATCTGCTTTATTTTCCGTTTTTTTTATTTGTATTATTTTAGAAAATATATATTGGTCTATTTTAAATTTTTTTAATGAGTCTAATATAGAACCATCGTGTTTAGTAATTAAAAAAATATTTTTATTTTCATTTAAACATTTATATAAAAATTTTAACGCATCTATGTTTACTTTATTTTTAATAATCAATGTATCATCATAATCTATATAAACGTTTTCATAATTTATATTTGTAATTGTTTTTATATCCAATGCTCTACCAAGTACTATCGAAAAATCATTTTCAATAATTTCTATATCACCAGTTTGATTAAGAATATTTAAGTATGAAAAATTAATACCCCTTAATCTATTAATAACAGATGACCCTGCAAATCTTGAAGCTATTTCAAGTAAACAATATTCATCATTTATATTTTTTTTAAGTTGAAAAAACCAAGAACCATCTAAAATTAGATTTTTATTTATTATTTTAGCTATTTCAAATATTTTTTTATCTTTAATGATGTTTGTTTCAACACTTATACCATTATGAATTCTACTTCTTATTCTTGCTTCAACAAATTTTAAATCGCCATTTTTATCAGTAAAACAATCTATTGTATATTCTTCTCCTGGCAAATATTCTAATAAAATATTATTTGGAAATTTATTTTTAGCGTATTCAAAATCAATATCGGATTCAATTTTTATAGTATTTCTACTACTTGAACCTATATCTGGTTTAGAAAAAATTGGATAGACATTTTTTTCATTAATTATGTCAGGTGTTAATATTTTATCTTTCAAAAATTCATAGGTTGAACTTTTTTTTCTTATTATTTCTAAAGTTTCTATTGGTGAAGATAAAACGCAGCAGTTTAATTCTTTTTCATATTTTTTTAATTTGTAAATTGCAATATCCATTGCTGGAATTATGTAATCTATATCATGTATTTCTACTATTTTTTTGAAAAATTCAATAAAATTATCGTCATCAATATATGGAGCATCTCCAATATAATTTTTATAAACGAATCTACCATTATCATTTACACTATTAACACCTATTAAATTTATATCTTTTTGACAAAATAAAGAATTATAAACTTCAAGACCTATTTCTGAACCACATGGAAAAACTAAAATATTCATTATTCTTTGATAATATAAGTTGAAAAATTCTTTTGTAAAGTTTCTTTTTTATTTTGAAAAAACTCATCTACTGCTTTGTTTGCACCAGGACAACATGCTTCATCATAATCATCAAATACCATTACACCACCAATAATCATTTTATCATAAAAAAAATGTAAACATTCTTTATAAGATTGATAATTATCAACATCTAAATGCACAAATTTAAATTTATTTGTTTCAATAATTTCTGAATTTTCTTTAGGAAAAATCCCTTTATATATTTTTACATTATTATTTTCAATAAAAAGTTCACATAATTTTTCATAATTAGTATTATCAAAAGTACCAACTTCCCAGCCTTTATCAAAGTCTTTATCAAAGTAAGGCATACCTTCAAATGTATCGAAAAGAAATATGTCGCAATTATCCGCGGAATCAACTATTAATTTTGCAGTTCCACCCTTATAAACACCAACTTCACATACATCACCATTAAGGTGATTACTTAATTTTAAAAGTTCAATTAATTTATTAGTTTTTACCGAACCAACTAATGATTCAAAATAAGATACATCTGGTAAACCATTTTTCATATTATTATTGTTTATATATTTTAAATTTACTTAAATCTGGATATGGTAATTCTAAATCTTCGTTATGTTTTTTATTACCATCCATATTATAGAACTGATTCATTAATAATAATCCTCTAGCTGCTAATTCAGGCATCATATAAAAATTCCAACCCAACATATCTAAATTATCATCATGATATGAACATTCTCTCCTACCACTATATCTTGCTCTCTTAAACCAAAGAAATGCATCAAAATCATCCGTTAAAATTGCACCACCTTTACTTAGTTTGAAATGTTTGTAAGGACCGGTAAAAGAAACACACATATGAGTTTCTTTTTTGTACATATCCGCAGTAAATGATAATGCAGAATCCCACACATTACTTCCTTTTAAGTTATATGCACCTTTAATAGTTTTACCTTTAACTTCTTCAAACTCTACTTTTAATCCAGCATGGATAATCTCGCATGGAACTGATGGGTATGTTCTACAAGGTATAGAAACTACTCCATTTGGTATAGTTTTTTTAACGTAGTGTTCGTAGTATAATGCTAAAAATAAAGCATTACTCATATTATCAAGTGTTACTACATAGGGTGCACCGGTGTAATCACCTAATGCTTTTTCAAAGTCCTCTGTTATTTTGTAAATTCCGTTTGCCATATTTTTATTATTTATTTTCCATATTTTTGCCAATCATTGTGTTTAAATAATCCTTCACCATGTGCAACACTATAATTTTGTTGTGCCCACCATTTACTAATATTTCCTTCCAATGAAATTCCTTCTCCTGCAAATGGTCTAACTATATCTAAATAAAATTGTTTCCTATACAAACAAGGATTATTAGTCCAATTACCATAACGAGAACCTGCTAAAAAGTATTCACCAAATTGTCCAATATGTTGAGGAAATTCTTTTTTAGGGTCTAACCAATGTAACGAATCTAAAAGGTGAGGTGATGTGCATTCAATTTCATCATCGTAATAAGTTAATTCTTTTCCTATATTTCTAAATGAAAAATGTGGATTACCTGGTTGTTGTCTGTGTCTATATCTTACAACATCAACACTACCACTCAATAATTCTAATCCAGATTCTAATCTTTCATAGGTAGTTTCTTTATTCTCTATCAGATTCCAATCGTGTTCTAATACCAAAATATTATCACTTTGAGCAGATTCTGTTAATCTAATAAAAGCTTGACCGATTCCTATATTCTTTTGTAACCCTATAAAATCTAAACCAAAATGAGTTGCAATTTGAATGTCCTGTGGAGTTACTTCTTGAAATAGAATCGTAACATCGTTTACCATATCGAATAATCCATTTTCGTAATAGGTAGTTAGGGTATCTACAAGGACTTGTCCACTATGCCATGCTAATATTCCTATACTGATTGGTAATTTTTTCATAACTATGGTTGTTTAAATACTTCTATACATAATACATTCTTATCGTTTACCAAAATCATTCTACCATCACTTGTCATAAGTTTAGTAAACTGGCCTTGCTTGATATATTCTGATTCTATATTTTCAAAAGTTCGTTTTTCTCCACCTACAAAATGTATTATTTGGGTAACAAATTTTCCTTGCGATTTAATACTTGATTCACAATCTAATTTTAATAATGCCATTATTTAATTTTTTTAAAATTATTAAATTCGGTTATTAGTTTATCTACTCGTTGTATTTGAGTATGGTTATTTAAAACCTTATTCATTCCATTTAAGGCAATACGATTGAGTTCATCTCTATTTTCATTATAATAATTTATCTTTTCAATACAATCCAACATATTATCATAATAAACTATTTCCTCATCCTCTATAAACATCTCGGAAAGACCGGTTGCTTCATCTAACCTATCAGTTATAACCATCTTACCACACGCCATTCCTTCAAACAATCTACGAGTTATTTCTCTCCATCTACTATTTTGAATAACCATTAGACCGGAATTCAAAAATTCAGTATGTTCTATTGCATCCATTCCATTTCGGTTTCCAACCAGACCCTCACCCCATTCTGTAAGGTAATCTAAAAATTCAGAACCACCTCTTCCTCTACTTGTAACCGCAACATATTGAGGCGGTTCATCCATTGGGAATTGAACTGCCGTATCTGCCCAATGGGAAACCCAATCGGCAGTTATACCTCTTTTTCTATATTGTTCTGCTGATACTTTATCTGGCGTAATTGTATAATGAAACCTACTTGCTTTTGGATAGTTTCTTACAAAGTTTTGAGGGTCATCTCCACTTTCTTGTATCCAAAATGTGTTTGGTTTTAAACTTTTATCTAACCATTTGGAATCAATTCTACCCCAATCCATAAACAATACAATATCAGTTGGTGTATCTTGTTGAATCCATAATTGTAATTGGGAATCATCCGTTGCAGTTATTGAAACTATTTCAGTTTCCCATCCTCTCTTTTGGAATTCATTTAATAATGATAAAGGAGTTGACCACGTTTCATTTGGAGAGTGGTTATATATAAATGTTATCTTAGATGGTTGCATAGAAAGAGTTTTGTTTTTCCTGTCTTTCTATTTGTTTATGATGATATAAACAAAATTGTTCTTCTGCCGGAAAATTTGAGAATGTATTGTATCCAGTAATTCTTTCATGTACTTTACCCATCCATGTAACATCATCCGTATTCTTATATATTCTTGTCTGATAATCAGGAAAGTTTACCCATTGAGTTTCGTTTACATTCCAACCCCATTGTTGAATATGAGATTGAGTTAAACCTTCGACCGTATTGATTCGCGGTACAAATACAATATCTACATTGTTACTATCCAACACCTCACCCAATATTTCTATTAGATATTCGTGTGGAATCTCATCTGCATCTATTTGAAAAATATAATCCTTTGAACAATGTGATTTAAGATTATTTTTGAATGATGCAAAATCATTATTTAATGAAAATCCAACCACTTTGTGATTGGAATGCATTACATTGATTAAATTAAGATAATCTGCTACATCTTTAGTAACTGATGCTTCATCATATTGAATAACAATCTCATCTTCTTCTCTAATATGTAATTGTAAAAAATTAAGAAGTTGTGTCAACTCATCAATTTCATTACAAACTGTAACTGCGTAACTTATACTAGCCATCTTTTTCGTTTATTTCTTTTTTAATAACTTCTCGTCTATCAGAAGCAGTATTTCCTTCTTTAAATATTTCTTGTAAAAATCCATCTTCAAATCTGATTTCCCAAACATTTTGAATTTTATCTAAAAAGTAAGTTCTATAATTGTCTAATTTATGTGAATAGATTGTTCTATTTCTTTTTACATGTGTTTCAAATAACTGTTGTCCATCTTTAGCCATTAATTTAAGTAGTTCACTTAATGGTTGGTCTTTTTCAATTGGTTTTGTTTTATCTCTAAGTTTATTTAAAAATGTAATAAAATTAGCAGGCAAGACGTGATTCAATAAAAGACAATGAATTTTGTTATCAATTTTGCCAATTACAAATACATATCTACTTTCCATTCCAACTTTTGTTGGTGGTATACCATCAATATAGGTAGAAATACGATAAACGTTTCTAGGTAAAATTAGTGATTTACTAATTCTTCGTTCTGGTTTTAATATTTCTTTATATTGGTTGGTATAAAATTGCATTTTATAATTTAGTTAACTTTGGTAGTTTCAATTCGACGTGACTTACAACTTTAACATATTTGTTAAGTAAATTACCAAAGGCTTCTGTCATTTTTGCTAATGAGAAATTATTTTTAATATTTGTTTGTAATCCCTTTGAAGTATCTGAATATTTATTATAATTTTTAAATACATCCATTATTTTTTGTGCTGCAGTTGAATAATTTACGGAGAACCATTGTGATTCTGCCATTAAGAATTGGTTTGCTGCTGATGGGTGAACATTTGTTAATTCTCCATCTAAATAAATAGTATTAGTTTCAGGTAAAAAATCAGTCAATCCACTCCATTTTGAAACTATAACAGGTTTACCGGTTGTAGCGAATTCGGCCAGTGGTCTACCATACCCTTCACCTTTAGTAAATGATATCATAGCCTTTACTTTTGGATGATGATATAAATTTGCTATTTCGCTTGGTTTCATATCTCCAAATAATAAATAAATCGGTGGACAGTTTTCACCATATTCTTTAGTTATGGTTTTAATTCGTTCACTAATCTCCTCTCTATCGATAATACTAAATCCAGCCATAGATGTTTTTAATATCAAACCGGGTTGTTTATTTTTTGGAAGGGATTTGAAAATAGTACAAAATGTTTTAATTAACATTCCTACATCTTTTCTATCTTGTCCTAAATCTCCACTCAACCAATGACCTACAAATAAGAAATTAAAATCAGTTTCAATTTTTTTATTTAATTTTTCAGTATTAATAAGAACATCAGTTTCTTGATTAGTTCTATTTAAAAAAATATCTAAATCAACTCCTTCAAAAAGAACTTCAATTGGAGTTTGAACATTTATATCTCTAATTTTTTGACCTGATGCTTTATCCACTTCAGAAAATGAAGTTTTTTGCAATACCTCTTTTGTAAATTTAGATGGTACTAAAACTAAATCCATTCTATTACACCCATCAATAAAATCCTTTGGTGCTAAAGTAGTTTCAACTCCTGCGGTAATACCAATATTGTATTTACCCATTTTTTTAAATTCATTAGCAACTGTAACCTGAATATATACATCAGGTTCTTTATCTAACGTTGTAATAACACTACTCAATACTTTTTTACTAAATTCACTCACACCATCAAGTTGATTTTGTGGTGTAGTTCCCCAACGAGTTGGTACTACTTTCACATCATATTTATCCAAATCAAATAAACTTTGAAGTAAATCTCTACTATGGTCACCATATCCACTCCTTGTAAAAACTGGTGCTTGAAATACTAATAATGGTTTGCTCATATTTTATTTTTTATTTTCCTGTTGAACCGAAACCTCCGGCTCCTCTTTCGGTATTATTTAATTCATTTACTTCTGTCCATTCTACGATTGGATGTGGTATGATTATAAGTTGACAAACTCTATCTCCCACTTTATATGCTAGGGAATCAAGTCCATTAGATTTAACGAATGTTGCTTGAAGTTCTCCCCTATATCCAGCATCAACTACTCCAACTGAATTGCTTAAAATAAGTTCGGTATTTCTAATAGATGAACGCGGGAAAATTAAACCCATAAACCCATCTGGTATTTCTAATGCTATACCCAATCCGTATGTTATTTGAAATGTAGTATTCTCTTTAATTGATGTTGCTACCAAATCCATGCCCGCATCACTTTCTTTTGCGTAAAATGGGAGTATTGCATTTTCTTGTAACCTTTTTATATTAACTTTCATATTATTTTAATTTATATAATCCAAATCTATCTTTAGGTCTCCAATTTTGGAAAGCTGTTTCCATACCATCAGAAAGAGTTTTACACATATTTGTATGATTTAATCCACCTTCGTTTAACATCCATTCCCTGCCCGCTAAACCTCTCTTTTTACGGTCTTTCTTAGGAATATCATACCAATACTTCATTGCATCAGCAACTTCGTAAATATCAACCTTATCATCAATAATATATGGCGTTGGAACTGAACCTACAAGTGTTTGAACTTTACTGAATACTGGTTTAACCCATTCTCCGTGTCCTAACTTATCTGCCCATACTCTCCAATCATGTACCGAACCAATTTTCACATAATCTTCTGCCGTTAATTCTTTACCATCTAATGTAAATGCACATTGGTCTTGTAATCCACCCGTAACGTTTACAATAATAGGAGTTCCGGTCATTACTGATTCTGCAGTTGTTAATCCAAATCCTTCGTTACCTGCAATGTTAATAGTAACATCTGATAAGTTATAATACCAATTTAATTCCTCTTGTGAAATTCTAGTTTCTGAGAACTTAACTTCGTAATCAGGACAAATGGTTTCCTTTACTTTAAACAAATCCGTTCCGTTTTGGTCAACCGCTTGGGTATGCATAATTAGGCAAGTCTTATCTCTATCTTCAATTGGTAAAGAATCTACAAAGCGTTTATATGCCCAAATGACATCGGATGGTTGTTTTCGTTTGATATTACGATTCATCCAAAATAGGACAAATTTATAATCTTTATCACCTAATACTCTTTTACGGAATTCATCAGGTACTTCAGCAGGTTTGAAGGTATTTGAGTTAATACCATGTGGTACATAGGATACTTGCCAATCTTCAAGGGGTTTGAATGTTGGTGAATCAGTTCGTTGTCCTACTCTTCGTACAATGCCGTATGTTTGTCTAGAAATACATCCTAACCAATCACAACTCTCATAATAATCTCTATTATACTGAGGGTCTGGTAAATCATCCCAAATATGATAAAAGAAAATAGGTACGTTTTCACGTAATTCTGCTTCCATATCATACAACCATCTCCAATAACGAGGGTCGGTAAAGTGTAGGATTGCATCAGGTTGATGTCTCATTATTAACTCGCGTAAAATATCAGCATCACCATAACCACTCCACGGAATGATTTTAACTGAAGCATCATATACACCACTAATTTTTCTAGCATCATCACCTAAATCAATTTCTTTACCTTTTTCTGGATGTTCTACTGCTGCACCTAATTGTACCCAATCGTACTTATCTAATGTACCAAAAATTAATTCTTTGGATACAGTTGCTATACCAGAGGACATTCGAAAATCATCGGATAATAAAAGAATTTTCTTTTTCTTTCTTACTTCTGTCATTTACTTAAAATTAAAAATTAAAATTGTGAACCACTTGCGTGTAATTCTGAATACTCATTAATTTGAGTTCTAAAAGATTCGTCTTCAATATATTTGTTTAAAGAACGATTAACTAATTTTTGTAATGTGATGTTTGATTCAAACGATATTTGTTTGAATTTTGAATAAACATCTTTTACGATTTTGACCGTAGTCAGTTTGGTGTTTGTCATAACTCTCTCCTTTTATGTATTATTTATTATGTATAAATATATAAAAATATATAAAAGAGAAAAAAATTACTGCCAAATAGAACAAATTTTTCTGGATTTGAATTCACACCAATCACAAGCTTTTGATTTATTGGTAGGAAAATCAACTTGTTTTACTGCACCTATTTCATCATATACGGAATCCACAAATTCCATAAATCCCTTCCAAGCTGCATTGACTGATGGTTTCCCATTGGCGGGAACAAATTTAGATATACGTGGTATTGTAAATTCAGTCGTATCCGATACCTTTCTTTTTAAGATTTGATATTCAACCTCAATCTTATCTAATGGAACATTATATTTTTCTGAATAAAACTTCTTATATAGAAGCATCTGAGATGTTTTAACCTTATCTGCTTTTTGATATTGATTCCAACCTCGTGTTGATGTTTTTAAATCAATGATAATAATTTTACCACTTGATACTTCCTTCAATACGATATCAATAAACCCAACAAAATTAACTCCTGGTCTTACTTCTGCGTTTAGGGGTAACTCAATTGAAACTAATTCAAACCCACTTTTAGTATAAAGTTTATCTAACTTAGTTTTGAAATAGTGTAGAATTTGTCTGCCATCACCAAAGAATTCCTCTAATTCGATTTGAGTACAAGGAGTACCTTCTGTCATTTTAGCCTTTTCAGTAGTAAAATGTTCTACTAACTTTTCCTTTAACATTCCCTCTACATCTAATAGAAGTGCCTGTTTTTTCGAAACTCCGTACATAACGGAAAGAAAGTGTTGTATGGTTTCGTGCATTGCCGAACCAAAGATTGTATGGATATTTGCAGATGATTCACCTAACTTATCTATGTAACTTAGTTTGAATTGTTGTTGACAACCTGTCCACATTCCATATTGACTATAACTTACTCTTGCCATTATTTGTTTTTTTATACTATAAAGATACGAAAATTATTTGATATTACCAATTATTTTCGATATTATTTGCAATTCAATTTGTTTAAAATCAACACCATTTAATTTATTAACATCGGTATTGTTCATTTTATCCATTTCAGTTGTAAAGTGAAATAACCCCTCTACTGCGTTTTCAACATTATTAGTTAAATTGATGAATTTAATTAAATCCCGTAATTCATCAATGGTTTTTTGTTCGGTTAAATTCTGTATACCATTTTCTAAAAATTCAACTAATTTTATTTTTTCATAATCAGGTAAATTATTTAAAGATACATAACTAGGACTCCATGCATAATAAAAATCAATATGTTCTGATGTTTTTATAAAATCATTTTCTTTCATAAATTTGATAAAATCAAAAATATGGTATACATTCCAAATAGTAGTAGTATATTGAAAATTATATTGTAAACCAAATCCACCTTCATATGGGGACTTAGGATTAAAATATTTTTGTATTGTTTTTAGATTTGTTATGAATTTATCATGTAAAAATCCTATTCTTTGATATTCACCCACTTCCCCTATCCCATCACATGATATAGATAAAAATACTCTATCAAATCCTTTCCATAATTCAACTAAACTATTTTCATCATATGTGATTACTGATAAATTTGTATTATAATGAATACTCAATGGCCTTACATTACCCCAATGCTGTTCTATAACTGGCATTGTATCATAAAGATGTTTTAATACTTTATAATGTTCCGGCATTATTAGGGGTTCGCCACCTGCAAAATAAAAACTTTTGATATTCTTTAAATGTGGAATCAAGTCTTCAACGATTGTATCAGAAACTTTCATTACCTTAGTTCTACCTTTATCAGTATAGTTATGTATTTTTTGGGAATCTTCATACCAATTGGATGAAAAATCATGATTACACATTCTACATTTAAAATTACATAGGTTTGAAAAACGAATATCTATATGTTGGAATTGAGAATCAACCGAATAATCTTCGTTCACTTCCGGCATTTTCCATAACTTATTTTTATTAAAATCAGTACGAGGAGAGTGATTGTTTAAATCTTCTTTTTTATAACAAACATCACATACTTTATTTCGTTTACCTTCTAACATATCTTTACGAAGCTCTTTCATTTGAGATGAATTAAATGCTTCTTCAATAGTTAAGGTTTTTAAATCCAATGGTTCATCAAATCCACTTGCTATACAGCAGGGTTTCATTTCTCCCTTTGGTTCTGAATATAGATGAACAAATGGTAATATACAAGTTGTGTTACTCACTATATTTTTAATTTTAATTTTGTGATTTCTTTGGATTCTATGCCATATCTCTCACATGTATACTTAATATGTTCTCTACCTTCCTTTGTTGAATATAGTATTTCTAAATACTCTTCAGCCTGTTTTGTAGAACATTGGTAATCCTTTGCAACCAATTCAACTAACCATTTTTCATAGGTATCTTCTTTCTTTCCTTTTACATATCTAAGATAATATTTACCTTTTGGTATGATACCAATTAATGCTAGATATAATTGTTTGGGTTCTAATATTTCAGTATAAGGTTGTATCTCTGAAATAACTGATATCCAATCTGGATTCATTGAGATAAAACGATGTACCATATAATTAGACCAAGTCTTTTTATCTGCATCATCCAACTTATCCCAATACTTTGGGTCTTGTTCGGTTGTAATTGCTTTGATATGGTCGAATAGTGATTTGGCCATTATTCTTGTTCTACTTTTAAACCAGGAGGTAATACTTCATTAAGTACCTCACCACACTCACCACATAGGAATAATTCTACTGGTAGGACTTCATCCTTTGGTTTACCGGTTAATAACTTAGATATTTTTCTAAATCCGAATCCTTGTACAAAAACTTCACCACCACATTTGTTACATGCTATTGATGTTGTTTTTTCTAATGGGATTTCAACTTCATCATTTTGTCCACCAATTGGTTGACCACCTGCTCCTAAAATTTGTGCCATATTGTTTTATTTTATAACCATTAATAAATCCATTTCTCTACATAAGAAATATTCAGTATCATCTAATTTAATTTTTTGAATATTCATTCCACCATGTGGTAATAATACTTTATCACCTACTGATACTTCCATTGGAATTTTAGCTCCATTTTGGGTATAAATACCATTACCTACTGAAACAATTATACCAAATTTATTATCACCATCTTGGACAGTGTCTGGTATGATAATTCCACCAATCTTTTTTTCTCCTGAATCTACTTTAATTAGGACTCTATCTCCTAATGGTTTTGCTAATTGTACTTCTGTTGACATATTTGTTTTTGTTTTAATCGAACCACTGGGTTCTATTGGTTTTTACATTTTTTACTCCACTACGTTTTAAAATCTCATGCCCTTTCTTTTTCCATGTAGATACCACCTTACTATCTCTTTTTTTATGTAAAGTTAGTTGGTCTAAGTATGAAAAGAAATCTTCCTCTGATAGTTTCTTTAAATCCTCATCAGTTAGGGGATTATTTGGGTCGTATGTTATCATTATATCCGTATTTATCCTTAAATATACGAAAATATATCCGTATTACCAAATTATAAGGATACTAATTTGTTTAAATATACTTCGATTTTTTCGGGTTTACTTCCTATTAGGGGTGTTTCTACTACATTCCCCTCAAAGACTCCTAGAAACGTAGGTATATTCGTTAAATTGATAATGCTCCTACTCTTTGGTGATTCATCTGCATTAATATGAACAAATAATATATTTTCATAATATGTAGATAATCTTTCAAAGTAAGATTTTATCTTTGCACAATCAGGGCACCAATCTGCATAGAACATTACGAATACCTTTGAATCCTCTTTAATAATTTCACTAAGATTATCATTAACTAATTCTATCATAACCCATTAATATATTCCTTTAATCTATTTTGAGGTGTCCATCCTAATCTATTTAGAGCATCATCATTTTCTCTAAGTGTTTTACGATAGTTTCCCTTTTGGTCAGGTATGTGTATTGATTCAGTTCCAAACTTTTCTTTAAACATCTCGTATACTTCATTGATAGAATAATTTATACCAGTACCCAATTCCCAAGCATCTTCATGCTTTTCAGAACCAATTCCTATTTTATATAATCCATCTACAATATCATCAACATGAGTGAAATCTCTTCTTTGTTCACCATCACCCACAATAGTAATTTTTTCACCATTCTTAACTTGTCTTCTCCAAATACCAATTACTGCTGCCCAATCTCCTTCTACAATTTCTTTCGGGCCGTAAACGTTATAGAATCTACAAATTTCTACATCTAAATTGTAAACTTTTTTGTATAATTTATAAATCTCCTCACCCATATGTTTAAAACAAGCATAAGGCGATTGATACGGGTCGTGCCAACGAGATGATGAACCTGCATAAACAACTTTTACATTATTATGTTTTGCCCAATCTGCAACAGATAAAGTTGCCGTTGTATTTACTCTGAAAGTTTCTAATGGATTTTCAAATGAGGGTTGAATTCTACTTAATGCTGCTAGATGATAACATAAATCAAATTTACCACCTCTCCAATATTCAATTTGTTCAATATCTCCACTTATGTAGTTACATCCCTCTATGTGATTTTCTACTAAACCACTATCGTAATTATCTAATGAATGAACTTCATGTCCTTCAGTTAGTAATCGTTTTATTAAATTGGTGCCAATGAATCCTGCACCACCTGTAACTAATATTTTCATACCTATATTACATCATTTATTTCTATAAGAGTTGCCATAAAACAAATCTCCTTATCTACAATCATAGCATCTTTATATTGTCCCTGTGCAAGAATCATAATTACGGCAGAGGTATTACCTACTGCATACTCATTCACCTTTTCGTAAAGATGTGTATATAATTCAGTAAAATCTTGTATACGAGAATCTGCAACTGCTTGTCTTAGGTTTACATAACGATTTCTCTTATCATCTTTTGATTTAAGAATATCGATAATTTTTACTCTAACATCTGCATCAGATATACTACTACTATCAATTTTTAATATCCCCTTTGAGGAATTAAGTTGACAGGTATTAATAATCTTACGGATATCTGGATATGATGAATCTACTATTGGAACTAATTCTTTTAATTCAAATTGGATTCGTTCCTCCGTTAATATCTTGCTGATTTGAACAGCAACATCTTTTTTAGTAGGTGGGATAATCTGAAAGGTTTGACATCTACTTTGTATCGGGTCAATGATTTTCTCCACATAGTTACAAGTCAAAATGAATCGACAATGTTTACTAAATGTTTCCATTAGATTTCTAAGGATTGCTTGAGCCTGAGGAGTCATATAATCAAACTCATCTAAGATAACAATTTTTATATCTTTAAACCCAATTGTAGATGCAAATGATTTTACTTTATTACGGACAGTATCCACATTATTTTCATCAGATGCGTTTAGTATCATAAAATCACAATTGATTGAATTGACAATTAACTTTGCAAGTGTAGTTTTTCCTGTTCCCGCTTTACCAAACAAAAGTAAATGTGGGACATCACCACTTTCAATATAATCACGAATCTTTTGTTTTAAATGGTCATTACCAACATAATCCTCTAATTTCTTAGGACGATATTTTTCAACCCAAAGTGTATTTGGGGTTTCTTCTTTTATATTTTCTTCAAAAAATGCCATATTATTTATTTTATATTTTAAATACTCTTTTTTACAAAGGTACATAGTGCGTATCGACCAATCCCACCTACTACTTTAGAAACTTTATGCTCAACATCTGAATCACTTAATGATATTATTGCTACATTTCCAAATATAGGTAATATACTTTCATTACCATCTAATTCTAAAATACCACCATCTTTTTCATCATATGTTTCATTTAGATAAATTAAAATAGAACATACTCTTTCCGGGTACATACCATCTTGATGATTTTTAATTTCACAATCTTCATCATAATAGGTAATTTCATTTACAATGGTAGATAATATAACCTCATCATTGATTTGAAAACACTTTCTAATTAGTCGAAATATTACTTCATTAATAAGTGTATAATCTATATTTTTACTATTACTTACTATTTCAAATGTTTGATTATACCAAGTCTGTTGTAGATTGTTTATTTGTTCTAACGCTTTTAACTTTTCAATTTTAGCAATATCATACGATTCATAATAATTATTAAAATTTAATGATAATTCCGAATCACTTATTTTTGATTTTAATTCACCATCAACTCGCAATCCCACCATATGAGATTGTAAATTATCCGTTGCATTACATTTAAAAGGTAGTAATAGATTATATAAATCCATATCATACTCTTTTAAATTAAAATGAGTATATCCTTTCGTTTGTAAATCAGATTGAATTTTATTAAACTGCATCAGTATTGTATTTTGCTAATTCTTCTGGTGTTGCAAATGGTTCCGGTGGTTGTTCAGCCCAAAATTGTTGCTCCAATTCAGGTGTCCAACCACCATCATCAATTGCACCAAAAAAATCATTTTCTAATTCCTCTAATGATTCGCCTAATGATTGATTTATATTTTGTATAGTTGGAGAATTTGGGCCGTGTTCCGGCTTCCATGTTGAATTCGTATAACTCATTGTACTACCCGATGGATATCCCGTTGCAGTTGATGTTACAAATTGTGGTGTTGCGTATGTAATAGAACCACCACCTGGTGTTGGTGTGATTACTCCATTTGTAGTTCCTGTTCCAGACAATGGGATTGGGTTACCATTTGGTACGTCTCCTATATAAAACGGATTTACTTTATGAGGTTCTTGCCATTTAGGGAATGTTTGTGTATTCGGAACTCCAAATGGAAATCCTATTGGTTCTTCATCTTTAACCTCTGCCAATTTATCTTTTAACGCATCCCATTGTTTTGGAGTTGGTGCGTATTCGTGGCAGGCTTCTACAAAACCTTTAAGCCATATAACGTATTCTTTTGATGTCATTATGTATAAATATTAAAATTTGTAAAAATTATGGTTTGTAAAATACAAAAATGGGTTCAAACTTATACGCTTTACCATCGTGTTTAACTGCGTTTTTAATACCGGTTTTAGATGGGTCTAATCCTACCATTCGGGTCATTAACATCTTCAATCTACCTTTATACTCACAACCTAATCCGGTTAGAATATCAATAGAATCTTGTTCCAATGCATAATAGGTATCCTTACCAATTTTAATATCGGCTATGTTCCATAGAATGTATCTATCATTTTTAAGATAATCATAAATGGTAGTTAGAGTAGGACGTAAGAAGTTTTGTCTCCAATCCTCATATTCACCATATGCTTTGAATGATTGATTCTCATCTTGTGAATATTGTTCTCTATTAAAATATGGAGGTGATGTGAATGCTAAATCCAATTTACCTGCATACTTTTGAAACTTAGGATTATGTTGAATCAATTCCGAACCATCTTGAAATAACTCATAAGTGTTTGATTGTTTTTGAACATCAAAGAACTTACCAAATGTTTCTGAATAATCATCTACACAATTTTTATTGTAGAAATCAGCAACATACTCATAACGTGAAATACCTAATTCCGGTATAAAGTTATCAGGGTTCGGGTCAGTTCCAATATAATGGGTTTTCTTACGAGAACTCATTGCACCTAATATTCTACCACCCCACCCACTTGATGAATCATAAATGTGTAAAGGTTCTGGTTGTTCAATATGTGATGTGTAATGTTCGTATAACCACTTAGCAGTTAGTGCAGGGAAATTCACTGCAGGTTGGCCACAACTTAAACGAAACACTTGTAATATCTTTGGAAAGATACCAATTGTCTTATCATACCAACGAATCAGATAGAAAAACTTTTTAACCGTCCCATCTTTTAAAGTGGTAGATGGTTCAATCGTTTTAATATTAGATAATTGGGTATGTGATAACCATCCTTTATCCTTGCATTCTTGTACTTGTTCAGCAGTTAGATATAGATTCCCAAATCCAATATATTGTTCATTGATAGTACCATAATTATCTAAGGTATCCTCCTTTACTTTCGCAAGAACAATACCTATGTTTTCGTACTTACCAACGAATACTTTACCTTCATGCACTTTTTGTATAAATTCAATTCCAGTTTCACCATCCCAAAATTCATTCTCATCTTTCTTATTCACAATGGAACGTGACCACGAATACATAGAATCTTTCTTAACCGCACGTTTCATTATATGAACGAAGGTATCTTCTAATGTAGGGTCTGAGAAATGGTCATAAATAGATAATCCGCCTTCTGCCGATTTACCAATTGATATTTTGGTTTTCAACATAGTTGGAAAGAATTGATTTACTGCTGATGCATCTTTATTGAAGTTTTGTAAAATACCCAATGAGTTATCATCTCCTGTCAAATCTTTTTGAAGGAAATCACAATCATTTGTTTTTAACTTTTTGAATGAATCGATTATATCATTCTTATCTTTTCCGATAACAGGAGGAACACCATCGGTATCCCATTGTTTAGTTACTTCTATGCGTAGTAACTTTGCCCAACTAATAAACTCATCATCAGTCATTTCTAATAACCGATGATAAGTTGTATTGGATTGGAATTCAGAAAATTTAGACCTTTCGTAATAGTGTTTAGTCATATATTAGTTAGCGATTTCCACTAAATAGTAATCGGATGTATAGGCATCTACTTCAAAATGAATGTGTGATAACCCTTGTGATGAAATTTCTAAGATAGCATCTTTAGCTTCTTTGTTTGCAACTAAGATTTCTTTTAAGTAAGTTGCTGAGAATGAGATTGGGTTAATACTACCTTCACACTCACAATCAACATCAATAGAAATTCTATTAGTGTTAATGTTTGAATGACCTAAGATAATTTGACACTTACCATCTTTTGCAACAAATGTGAAATTGTTCTCATCTGTCAACGCCGATTTAGCACGGATGAACTTTGTAATAAAGTTTTCATCTAACTTAATTTTAATGTTGAAAGTTGGTAATTGTTTCAAATCAGGTACATTTGGGATAACCGAAAGGTCAGCCAACATATAATTGATTGAAGTTGAACCATCTTTAAACTTTAATGATACTGCTTTACCATCTACATCAGAGATTTCAAAATCAATTGATTCTCCTAATACTGATAACATTTTAGTCAACTTAGATGTATCATATACACCAAATGTTGTATCACTATGACCAAAATCTGTCATTGTTACTTTACCCAATACTGATTTATCATCAGAGATGAATGCAGTTGTCAATGCGTTGTCTTTTGTTTCCCACTTTACAGATTCTACTAAACCTGCAAGATTGTACTTTTGTACGAAACGACCTAATTTACCTTTTTCCATGTTGTTTTTTTTATTGTTTTAATTTATTGTAAGTGTAAAGATACGAATAATTTTTGAATTATCCAAATTTATTTTAAAAAGAAAAGAATTTTTCTGCATTTTTTTGTTCACTCATTACTTCACCCCAACCTAAAGCGTTATAGAAATCTTGTAATTTACCCTTTAATTCTGCTTCAAAGATTCGATTATGGTCGGTATATGTTGCTATGAAATCAATTATTTCCTGTGGGTCATCATATCCTGTGAATCCCAACCCATCTATTCCTAATGGATTATTTTTAAGATATACCCATTTGATTTTATCACCATCTTTCATTGGTGAATATTTGAAAGGTGCTTTGAAATGGGTGAGACAATCATTATATAGAATTGCTGCTTTAACGTGAGCAGGTGCACCTTTTTCCATATGGAATAGTTGTCTTTTCTTTGGTGAATATTTTGAAAGGTTTTTAACTGCTGAGTTCTTTGCAATTTCATGTATTGGTCTACTCACCATACTCTTTTTAAACGCAAGAACAAACGCGGTTAGTTCCTCTTCAGATTTACCCTTTAGGATATCAATCAAAACTGTTCCCATACAATCTTGAAACGCCTTAGGGAATGATGACCTTCTAACATCCAATCCCTTTACATCCAATCTATCTACGGCAACACCATTGTTTGAAATAATCCATTGTGCGTATCTCTTCTTCGCAATCCAAATACCTGCTCTAGCAACGTATTCCTTTTTAATTTCTAATCGGTGATTTTGAACATTAAAAAATTTATCTGAAAGGATATCATAAAACTTATTTAGATAATCTTGCATTTCACCTGCGATTCCATCTACCAATACTGCAACCTCACTATCCGGCATTGCCTTCCAATTTGGATGACGGAAATCTAAAAGTGGTACTGCGGAAAAGAATACTGAATCCGTATCAATATAAATGTTAGAATCTACATCGGTTGTTCCTAATTCTTTGTTGTATTTGATGTTCCCCATATTCGCCGAGTTCTTAATAACCGTCTGGCCCGTAGTCGTAACTGCCTCTGCATTATCAACATCGTAAAACCGAAAGGCAGGAAGCCCAAGCACACCATAAAGAGAGTTAAGTAGAATTTTTTGAACCAACTGTCTTTTGCCGTAAAAGGCGTATTTTTCTTTATCACCCTCCAGGCCATACTTCTTTTCCAACTTTCTAAATTCCACCCTTTCATTGAACCAAATATCTAAAATTTCAGGAATACATCCTATTTTATCTTTACGATATAACACACCATTTGATGATACTGTTAAATCTGCTTCTTTAATATACTTTTCTAAATTATCTCGTGAGATTTTATCATCTCCCATTTGATAGTAATCAACCTCTCTCTTCATATATTTCTGAACATCCCAATCTGCAATTTTAGCAACTTTGGTTTCAGGAGAAATGTTGATTGTCATAATGATTGATGGGTATAGAGATGTTAAATCCAAATCATACACCCAATCATACTTACCCACAATCGGGTCTTTTACATACGCACCGATAAACTTTTCTTGTTCGTTATCTCTTAGGGCTTGCATCATTTCCTTACGGTCTGATGGTTTATTTGGAGCAACTAACCCCTTGCGTTTAAGGAAACATAACAATGCACCCTCCAAATATTTAGATGAATAAACGAAGTCCTCATAGGGAACGTGTCCTGCGTGACAGATACCTCTACATAAATCAATGAATTGTAATTTCTTATCTAACTCTACAACAATCTCAACATCGACTAAGTTATACTCAATGAACTTTTCAATATCTTCGTTGAAGAGGTCATCCAATGAACCTTGATATTCAATCTTACCCTTACCTAATTCAATCGTACCAATGGTATCTAATCGATAGTTAGGTAATTCGTTGTAGTTAAATTTCTTATAGAGTGATAGGTAATCCAAACAACTTACTCCTGCAAAGAACCATCTTTGACGATATGGAGAATAAAATGCTTGACCAATAGGTGATAACCTCTTTGCTTGAGATTCACCTAAGATGCGTTTCATTCGGTTGAATAGATACGGAATATCAAAGTTATCAATATTCCAACCAGTTAAAATATCCGGTGCAATACCTTCATAAAGTTCTAAGAACTTCATACACATATCCCTTTCATCTCTGAATGGTAGAATGATTGCCTTATCGGTTTTTCTTTCTACCATCTTACCTTTCTTATCCATAATCAATACCCAATATTGATTGGTGATATTGTCTTGTAGACCAATAGCGGTAAGTTCGTTTTCAGCTTTTTCGGTATCAGGTAATCCACTTTCCATTTCCACCTCAATATCGAATGTCATTGTTACAATCGTATCGGATGGGATATCAGAATCAACATATGTATCCACTAAAACACGAGTAGTTTCAGGTACATCAGATTCAAATAAATTCGGGTCATCTCCTTTGAATTTATAAATCTTAGTTAATTTATCACCATAAATAGAACGGGCCTCACCTCTATCTGCTCTTTCGTATGCGTACCTCGTATATGGAAAGGTTCTATATCCTAAATGCGAATCCCATAGGTGTATGAGATTTCTTTCTCGTTGATAATATATGTTCTTATAGATAGCTTTAAATTTTTAGTTATACAAATATACGAAATAATTTTGATTTATCAAAATTTATAAATTCCTCCAATATTCCAAAAAAGGATAGTTCCTTCTAATTGGTCTATGTTTTCCTCTAACCATTTCCATTGTTTTATATCCCAAAATTGATTACAAGGGAAAGGTGCTTCATATCCATCTAAACGGTCTTCAAATAGATACTCTGATTTTCTTATGTTTAGGGGAATTGGAATTCCACTCTTTTTAAGTGTTTTATTAATTGAACTAACCGATGATACACAAGTTGTCCAAATCTTCTTTTTAACTTGTGGGAAAAACTCTTTAAGTTCCTCTCTATAATATCCCTTCGCTAGACCCGATAGGGTTACACCACTACCAGATGATACGACTAAGTTATCAAAGTGTGAATATGGTTGAATTCTTTCAGCAAGATAATCCTTATAAAAATCGTGGTCAAACGCGTAAGGTAACATTTGCCATCCCTTTTCATGTGCATTCTTTTTTAGAGAATTATACATAATCTGCATCATATTGGGTCTAATAGGATATAGGTTTGCGTTAGGATACATTTCCTTAATCAAACCCAAATACTCCTGTGATATCTTTTTAGAATCAGGATGTGCTGCGTAAAACTCAATATTCATTTGTTCACATATTGCTGCAAGTACCCAAGCTGTCCAACTTCCATCTACTGAAAGGTGAGTTAGTGGTTTACTCTTATCAACATACTTTTTTACCAACTCATACACTGCTGCTATCTTACCCCACGGCGGTAGTATAATACCATCACCCATAAGGTCATCCCTCTTTACCCAAACTTCTCTACCTTTAATGTGGTAAAGTTCTAATGGGGTTTCTTCGTTTAATCCAGTTAATCTTAAATCCATTGGTAAATTCCTCCTGAGTTTGACGTTAATTCTCCTTTCATTTTTTTATGGGAGAACCCGTGTATTTTTTCAAAGTTATCACCAATGACATGAATCATATTTTTTCTTTTCTTAAAATTAATAGATTCATCTTTTAAAATGATTTCTTCGATGTATTGTTTAAAATTTGTTCCTTTTTGAAATGCTCTTTTTTCCTGGTCTAAAATCTCATCAGGTAGTTTACCTCTGAATGCATCAGCAAGTGGTAATTTCCATTGACCTCCTTTACATAGGAATTCATCCGTTAAGTTTGTAGTATAGTTTAGAAATTCGGTATCAAAGAATGGACATCTTAATTCGATTGTTCCATAATTCATAAAAATAGTATTACCTCTTAATAGGTTACCATAGTATTGTTTTTCAAATAACTTTTTACGAACATCACTCCAATCTGGTTTCTTACTAAACATACGGAACGTACCATACGAACCATATGATTCATCAGAACCCTCACCACTAAATGCTACTTTAATTCCATCCTTTGCCATTTGTTCTGCAATAAAGGATTGTAGGATACCCACTTCCATTTGAACTGTCGATGGATATTCGATTACTCTAATTGAATCTAAAAATCTTTGTTTAATTATTTCTTCATCTTTAGGAACAAATACTTCAACTAACTCCACTCCTAAATACTCCGCACATACTCTTGCCTTTTGTAAATCCTTTGAGGTTTCATCAAATGCAATTGTGTATGCTTTTAGATTGGGTATGCGTTGTGATAGTAGATATGTAATAATTGCAGAATCGATACCACCACTTAGTGATGTTGCAATTGGAACATCTGATAATAATCTTTTATCTACTGCAGTTTCTAATAACTTAAATGTAGTTTCACCCACCTCTTCATGTGAAGCCGGTATAGTTGGTTCGTTTGAAAATTGAAAATAGTAATCCTTATGAACTACGATATTATCGGTAGTCAAATCAATTACTACCAATGAATTCTTAGGTACAAACTTAATATCGGAACTCTTTACTTGTGTTGTAATGGATTTCAATTCACTAGCAACGATATAGTTGTTCGTATTGTGAATATAAAGGGGCAATTTACCCACCCAGTCCCTCGATAGTATCAACTTATCATTATCGTATATGATGAAGGAGAACATACCCTCTAATCTCTTTAATTCACCTTCCTTATAAAGATATAAAATGATTTCTGAATCTGAATTAGATTTAAAGTGATATCCTCTACCTTCATACTCTTTACGCAATTGAGGATAGTTCCAAATCTCACCATTCACTACCAATTCCACTCCATCCCATTCCATTGGTTGATTACCTAATGGTGATGTATCGTTAATTGATAATCGGTTATGTCCTAAGATAATATGTTTATCGCCATATTGGAATTCTTTAATACCACGATTATCTCTACCACGATGCTCAATTGCTTCGAGCATTACATTCACATCATCTCTTTTATAACCAATCGTTGCTACAATTCCACACATATTATTTATTTAAAAACCATTTTCCAAATTTGAATACTATTTTCCAACTACCCAATATTAATAACATAGGTATTATAATCGGCCAAAATATAGAGAATGCAGTAAATGCCTGTTCGTTATTTTCCCAGTCATCCCATTGCATTTTACGATTATCATAATCAAATCCAATTTTCACTCCAAAGTATTTGAAAAATGTTAGTGTTAAGAAAAATCCTATTATGTATATTGTTATTATTGTTATCATATTATTTATTTAATACTTCTAATAACTTATGAGTCTTTTTTGTTTCATCATTCATTTTACCGATATGACAAGAACATGCTAAAACTGAAACTTTCCCTAACTCCATACCACTTTCTCTCGCTAAGAACTTACCCATCTCAACTAATGCAGTGTAATCTGCGTAACCTGATTTAGATACTCTATTTGAACGAATGATTGATGTTAGGTAGATTTTACCATTACGAGGTTTAATATCAATCCCTAACATACAAGGTTGTGAATATGGATTTCTAGCATCTCTGCTCGGGTCAAAGATAATCAATTCACATCTCTTAACTGCTTTACCAGTTTTAAGGATTTTAATTACATTTTCTACTTGATTAAATGTTCCTTGCCATGCAATCATTCTACCCCAATATGAATCATGCCAGTGGTCTTTAATGAATTTATATTCTAATCCCTCTTCTGCTACAAAGAATGGATTATCTGATACCTTTGGTTGTGGTTCTAAGAAAGTTACGGTCTTTGCGTAATCAATTCTATCATCACCCATAATTTCTCTAAAATGTGGGTCGAACCAATCATCAGATTTAAATTCGGTGATTTCTGTCATTACGTTTAACTCTTCGGTTAAATCGCCTACCTTTACACCATTGGCAATAAGGTGTTTAGATACCTTTACCCATGCATCTCCCGGAGATGTTGCTTCTATAACTGTCATATTATTTTATTTTATACTTTACGAAATACCCAAACTGGTTCACAAAATGTTTTACCAGCGTTTTCAATTGCTTTTTGCTTTTCTTCTTCAGAATATCTATCCTCATCTCCCTCAATCATTGCACCTGCACCAATACTACCCGGTCGTTTAGCCATTTCCATGCCTAAACATCCTTGATATTCTGCACCTTCTAATGTGGAAATAAAATCGTTCATTGGGTTAGTGATTTCCTGTTGACCTTTACCATCGCCCTTTGAGGATGCATATACATCTGCGATATTAACTGCGAGATACCCACCCTTACGGATAGTAGGCCATACTTTTTCAATGGTTGCGTGTAAGAATAATTTATTCCATGCATCAATATTTTTATATCGAATCCAACTTTGAGTATCATCATATGAGTATCTCTCTACGTTGAAATATGGAGGCGAACTGAATACAATATCAAAATAATCGGTATACTCACTATAATCCATATCCTCCGCGGGAGAACAATGAAAGGTTGCCCTCTTATCAGTTTCAAAGAAACCATTATTCTTTTTATAGAATTCAGCTTGTTTTTCGTATATCGGATGATTTTCTTTACGCGGGTCAATACCTACATAATGCTCACCATACTCTGATGCGAAGAATCCACATAATCTATCACCCCATCCAGCAGAAATATCCAATACATTCTTTGCTTGAACGAAATCATAAAGTGCCTTTGCTACATTTGGTTTGAACTGAGAACAAATATACTTTCTTAAAGATAGACAAGTTCTTAGAGTATTTTTACTAACCTCATCAAATTTTAGAGTATACATTCCACCAATTAGTGAAAACATAAAATCAGGGTTATTCCAAGTACGGAATGGGCCAGGCGATACCGTCCCATCCACGCTCCATCTATTTGCTTGTTGAAAATGATTTGATGCCCCATTACCGGTATTCAACCTTCTTACATATTGTTGTTTACCTTGAAATCCTAATGGATAACGGGTTTCGGATGCCTTACGAGGAAACCACTCACCTTCGGTTAGAAGTTCGTGATAACGAGTTCCTTTTAATTTAAGATACTCTTTTCTTGCATCCTCTTCGGAAATGTCTGCATATGGTAATTCATATGTCATACATACTTTGGCAAGAGATTCCTTAACGTCTTCTCTTTGGTATGTTTTTTTAATGTGAGACCACTCTTCCTTACCGATATAAAGATATGGTGTCATACCATAAAATTTATCAAAATACTCTATATACATAACCTTTTATTATTTTATTCAGTTTATATTTTATCAAAGATACGAAAAATATTCCGTATTTCCAAATCAAATGTGTGTCCACGTTTGACGTTTTACAATTTCTGAAATATTCCACTTACTAACTTTAAAGTTTCTTGCTATAACATTAACTGAAAACCCTTTCTTAAAAAGGTCTCTTATTGATATAACTTGCTCGTTTGTTAGTTTAGCCTTAGGATGATTTTCCCCTCGTCTATTATTGGATACATTCATTTATTGCGTTTATATATGCCATCTTCGAAGACATTCCAGTAAAGCGATTTATTTCTTTACCATCTTTTTCAATGATTACGGTCGGTACTGAACGAATTCCGTACTTTGTTGCCTCATCATATGCGATATCTACATCGTAATCTTCAAATTTAACATTTGAAAATTGATTTTTTATTTCATTAATAACCGGAGCTAATGCTCTGCAAGGGCCGCACCACACTGCTGAAAATTTCTTAACTGTTACCATTTTGTTTTTTCCTTTTTGTTTATCCTTCACAACTTACACATTCAGGGTCCATTGCCTTTGTAGCAATATCGCCTCTTAATACGGATTCCGTTCTCATGTAGTACAATGTCTTAACTCCTTGTTTCCAAGCCTCCATTGTTACCTGATTAATCCATTTAGGTTCTGCAATTGCAGGGAATGCTAAGTTTAGTGAAACTGATTGGTCTATATATTGTTGTCTAATACCCGCCTGTCTTACTAAATCTAATTGGTTAATTTCTTTGAATGTTTTAAATACATCCTTAACATTAAATGTTTTATGTTTGTCTTCAGGTAATACCTCTTCACAAAGAATTGCTTTACCATTTACAAAACACCAATTATCTAATTCTGCTATATCTTGAATAGAACCGCCATCTTCTAAAATCTTATCCCAAATTTCTTTGGTATTGATTCCCACTTTTTTAAGTAGTTTTTCTAATTCAGAATTTCTACGAATGAATGTTCCTTTTGAAGTTTGTTCCGTAAATACATTTGCTGCCCACGGCTCAATACCAGAACTTACATCTCCACTCAATTTAGAGTTAGAAACTGTTGGTGCGATTGCACGTAAGTGAGTATTACGGAAACCACTATCTCTACACCAAAGTGGTTCACCATATTCAGATGCCATATCTCTACTTGCCCTTTCAGATTCAATTTTCATTTGAGAAAATATCTTACGAGTTTCAAATTGAGCAGGCATTCCTTCAAATGGAATTCCTCTTTGTTGTAGGTAAGTATGCCATCCTAATACACCTAACCCCAATGCTCTACCTTTTTCTGCTGAACGAACTGCATTTTCAAATCCTTTCATATTCTTAGCCTTTTGTATGAATTCTGAAAGAACTCCATCTAAGAAATAAGTTGATGTGTAAATCAAATCCGTATCCTTCCACTCATCATATTTTGCTAAGTTTAAAGAACTTAGGCAACAAACGAATGAATGTGATTCATCGGTATGTAATACAATTTCAGAACAGATATTAGTCATAAAAACTTTCAATCCATTTTGTTTGTACATAGATGGGTTTTGTTTATTAACATTACCCTTAAATAAGATATAAGGTTCACCTGTTGCTTTTCTTTTCTGAAGTAGTTTACTCCATTTTCTTCTAGCCTCAGATTCTCCGTCTTGTAGTTTTCTCATAAACTTATCACCCACAACTGCACATTGATGAAGATTTAAACATTGACGATTAACATCACCCTTCGGTTCTCTAATCTCCAACCAATCTTCAAAATCTTTATGTTCGATGTTTAAGTTTACTGATGCTGCACCTCTTCGTACCGAACCTTGATTCGTTGCAAGAATAGTTGAGTCATATATTTTAGCAAATGGAACTACTCCATCAGATGTACCATTACCGGTAATCTTTGCACCTGCTGGTCTGATTTGGTTTATACCAATACCAACTCCACCACCATGCTTTGCTAATAGCATTAATTCTAAATTCTTTGAACCTATATCAAAAATGGAATCTGCTACATCTATACCAAAACAACTAATAGGTAATCCCCTATCAGTACCTGTGTTTGATAATACCGGTGTAGCTAAACATAACCATCCTCTCCATATATAATCGAAAAATTTAGATGCTAGTTGCGGTTGGCCTAATCTCTGTGCTACTTTTGTAGATACTCTCCAATACGCATCTTTTGGTGTTTCTCCCTCAATTAAATAACCCTTCGATATGGTTTTAACATATACTTCGGTATTACCCCACTCCGGGAAATCGACACCAAGTTCCCATCCAAATTCTTCACCTTGATTTTTTGCCATAATATTGTTTTATTTAAAATAAGTCATCCCAATTCTCACCTTCACCTGCTTTTGAATAATCAGTAGGTCTCATTGCGAAGAAATCCGTATGAGTTAAACCTCCAGTTAGGTGATAGAACCAATCCAATTCAGATGCTTTCTTTTTATTGAATTCAAAATAATCATCACCACCGGGTATTGGGTTATATCCCAACTCTGCAAGTTTCTCATTAATTCGTTTAATAATAAAGTGTTTTAGGTCATCTTTTTTCATATTCTCTAAATCACCCTGTTCAAACATCTTATCAATAAATCTATGTTCTAATTCCATTATTAGTTTTGCTGCTTCATAAATTGATACTTTAGCATCTTCTAATAATTCTGGAAATTCATCACACATATGTCTGAATAATTGACATCCCATTCTACTATGTAGGGATTCATCTCTTACACTCCACTTCATTTGTTGTCCAATTCCTTTTAATTTATTTCTCATTTGGAATGAGTAAAGAACTGCAAATGATGAATAAAGGGATACACCCTCTGAAAATGCTGAGAATATTGCTAAACTTCTACCAACTTCTTTTCTTGCAATTGGATTTGTTGCCAAATCCTCATGTGTCCAATCCGAAGTAGTTTTTGTTAATAATTCAAACTTTTCTGCAATTGCAGGTTCGTGTAAAAATGCTTCAAAATCATCTAATCCTAAAGTTTCATTTAGATACGAATATGCAATTGCGTGAATTGTTTCTTGAGAACCAAACATCATTGCCATCTGACGGATTTCATGTTTTGGAAACCATTGGGTAACCATATTAGTCCAATAATCAGATACGGCACACTCAGTCTGAGCAAATCCTAAAAGGATGTTACCTACTAAATTCTTTTCAGAATCAGTTAGAGTTTCATTCCAATCCTTAATATCACCTTGCATTGGGATTTCGGTATGTAACCAAAATGCCTGTGCTTGTTTTAACCATCCCTCAGTATAGTATATCGGAAATTCAAAAGGTTTGAATGGAATTCTTTCAGTAAATAGTTTGCTCATTTTGTAACTTTTTTTATTTGTTCTCTTCTACTGATAATTTTCTATAATCTGTAATAAGTTTTTTTAATTCTCCAATCGCTTTTCTTGCTCTTGATTTGGATGCTTTAGTTGCTCCGTTGTGTTCTGCTTCGAATTGAGTAAATAAATCCTTCATTTGTTCGAATAATTCAGTTGATGTTGCCATAAATTGTTTGTTTGTTAAATTGTTAAAAATTACTCCAACAAAATATCTTGTTGGTGAGTATAACTATTGTATATATGAAAAAAAGAAATGATTTTTTTTAATATTTTTTTTCTTTTTTATTATCCCATACTAACAAAAAGCTAACCCCTTTATTATAATAGGGTTACCCCATATTTTCTACATACTTTTTATGTAGAAGTTGTTTCTGAACCATCTGTCCATTATTAGATTCCTTTGAAGCAAGGATTCCATCAGCGGAAGCTGCATCATATACTTCAATAAATCCTGTGTTTGTATCCATCTTACAAGGGAAAGTAATTCCATCTGGCCCGAATCGATTTTTCATAATGTGAGCCCTTGCAGTATTATTCAATTTATCTTTTGATTTTCTACTCCAACTCATAATGAAATCCGCGTTCATAACTTTTGCGTATGAATCTGCAATCTTATCTGCTTCAATTACATCTGAATCAATTGCAGAACGATTTGTTTGAGAAGCAGTCCATATTGGAATTCTCAATTCACCACCCATACCTCTAAGGTCAATGTAAACACCACCTTGTTCAGCATAGGTTGAATCCGTTTTATTTGAATGGGAAAGAAGTAAATCTGCGTAATCCACAATAATTAGGTCAGGTCGGTTACCAGTTGCAATCATTTTTTCAATATGCATTTGTAACTTCTTAACACTTACCCCTTTTGGTGGATAATATTTAATAAGTAATTTTCCTTTTAATCCTTTGATTTTTGCTTTAACATCCTCTTTTCTATCTCTCAAATCTGCAGATGGGATATGAGTAAAGACTGTATCGTATCTTGCACCTACATAGTGTTCTGATAACTCCATTGTATAATGAACTACACTTAATCCAGATTTAACTGCCGATGCACCCAATGCGGTTAGAATCCATGTCTTACCAACACCGGATGGTGCAACTACTACTCCCAATTCACCTGGCCCTAAACCACCATCCATCAAATCAGTAATGGG